TTGAATCGCTTATACCGTTAGACTTGAGACCAGTAAAAACAAAGCTTGAACTTGATCTTGCTGGCATTCGGTATCTGGAAAAAAAAGAGCCTGAAATAGCCAGTATCATGGCGCACTGTATTACAACAAAACCTGCAAAGACATCGGTAAAGGTTGAGTATTGCGGACTAATTGGGGGGGTGTATGGCAATAAGTCTTGATTCAATCAAAAAAAATGTTTCTAAACCTCCGATCATTACAATATTCGGCCCGCCGGGTATAGGAAAGAGCAGTTTTGCAGCAAACTCTGAAAATCCTGTATTTATCCTAACTGAAGATGGATTGGGTATATTGGATGCAGCTTCTTTTCCACTAGCAAAGACCTTTGATGAAATAGTTCATTCGCTTAATGTTCTCACTACAGATAAACATGATTATAAAACGCTTGTTCTTGATTCCCTTGATCACATGGAGCCACTTATATGGGAACAGGTGTGCCTTGATAACAACGTCAAGACCATAGAAAAACTTTCTTATGGTAAAGGCTATGTTGAGGCACAGAATTACTGGCGCATGTTTTTTGAGGGTGTTCGCTATCTGCGAGACAACAAAAACATGACCATTATCATGACTGCTCATAGTCAGATAATTCGTATAGAAGACCCTATGCACCCATCCTATGACACCCATAGCCTAAAACTACACAAACGCGCGTCAGCACTAGCCGAGGAGGTAAGCGACATAATTCTTTTTGCCGACATGAAAACATTCATTACAACCGAAGAAAGCGGATTCAACCAGAAGCGCACAAGAGCCATAAGCTCAGGAAATCGTGTTATCTATACGCAGATGACATCGTCATTCACTGCAAAGAACCGCTATAACCTACCACCAGAACTACCGCTAGACTGGTTAGCATTCCAAGAAGCAATGAACAAAAATAGAACAGAAAACAAACCATCAAATCAACAAACTACCCAACCAACACAACAAAAGGAAAAATAAAATGAGCTCTATTAATTTTAATGCACAAGAAGTAGAACCCCAATCAGAATTCACCCCGCTGCCAGCAGGTGAATACATGACAATCATAGTAGATAGTGAGCTTAAGCCCACCAAAAACGGCAAAGGAAGTTATCTTCAACTGGCTTTACAAGTCATTGATGGACACTATAAAAACCGCGTTGTTTTTGACCGGCTAAATATCCAGAACCAGAACCAGACGGCACAGGAAATAGGTCAACGCGCTTTGTCAGCGCTGTGTCACGCGGTGGGAGTCCTACAGGTACAGGACAGTAGCCAGCTGCATAACATCCCGTTTATAGCGAGACTGTCAGTACGTCAGAATACTGAATACGGTGATAGCAACGAAGTGAAAGCTTATAAATCTGCAAGTAACTCTGCAGGAAACTCTGCAATTAACTCTGCAATTAACTCTGCAATTAACTCTGCAAGCAATCATACAGCATCAGGGAATTCATTAGCCGGGCAATCATCAACGGCAAGTACAATGCTGCCACCGTCAAAAGCTTCTGGAAATTCTGCAAAGCCTGCTTGGGCTAAATAACATGACTATGCTGTCCGATAAAGTAAATCTGGTCAGCTTCATTGATAGCGCGGTTCATGCCGCGCTTTCTGAGCCGCCGCGTGGGCACTTGGGTGCCTCACAAATAGGTAACGAATGTGAGCGTGCATTGTGGTACAGCTTCCGATGGGCAAGTTATAAACAGTTCAGCGGACGCATGTTAATACTGTTTAATAGGGGGCACGAAGAAGAAGCAAGGTTCATACGCTGGCTAACCATGGCTGGAATGACCGTCACCTCAGTTGATAATAAAGGAAATCAGTTCAGCTTTTCTGAAGACTCCACTGGCGGCCACTTTGGAGGTTCAATTGACGGCTTTGGTTATGGTATTCCAGGTGATGAAAGCACTCAATTTTTGCTTGAGTTTAAGACCAGTGGAGCTAAAGCATTCAAACAACTTGAGAAATCAGGAATAGAAAAATCCAAGCCCTATCACTATTTTCAGGTTCAAATATATATGCACTGGGCTGGACTGAAGCGAGCTCTGTATATGGTGGTCAACAAGGACGATGACAGACTGTATACAGAAATTGTTAATTACGATGAAAAGGTAGCAGAAAGACTAATTGCCAAAGCACAGCGCATAGTAAAGTCACAAAACACGCCAGCTGGAATATCTGAAAAACCAGATTGGTATAAATGCAAGCTATGTGACTTCCATGCATTATGTCATGGACGCGGGAAAGAATCTACCGACTGTGCTGGAGCGCTTCTTGGCATTCAGTCATTGCCAGATGTGAACTGTAGAACATGCCTTCACAGCACGCCAGAATTAACGCCTGATGCTGATGGCAAAGCACGGTGGTCGTGCGCCAAATGGGAGTGTGATATTCCTATTAAAGGGCAACGAGAAGGATGCATCGAGCATAGATACATTCCCAGCCTTATTCCATGGGCAGCGCAGATAGATGCTGATGAAGATGGAAATATAATCTACGAAATGAAGGGAGATTCGCATCAACCGTTTATTAATGGATCGTCAAGTCAAGACAAACAAGTTCCGTTTTATGCAAGCAAGGAACTTCAAGCCATTAATCCTTTATTGATCGGCGATAGTAATATCCAGAAATTACGTGAACAATTTAATGCGGAATGTGTACCTGTAGAAGCAATGCAGTTAGTTGATATTATGGATGAGGATGTGCCATGGTGAATAGTATGTCAACAGTTCAACAGTACCAACTTAGAGACTACCAGGTTCGAGCGCTTGCAGAACTGGACGCCTGGTTTGAAGAAAATGAAACAGGGCACCCAATCGTTCATGCCGCAACAGGATCGGGGAAATCGATTTTGATAGCTGAGTTCTGCCGCCGGGCTGTGCTGGATTATCCGGGCTACCGCGCAAGAATACTCATGTTAGTTCCTAGCCTAGAATTATTAAAGCAAAATTACGAAAAGATAATGCCATTGGCTAGTGATTTAAAGATAGGAATTATCAGCGCATCAGCTGGACGTAAGGACATGGCGATAGACAAAGATGTCGTTATTGCCACCGTGGGTAGTGTCGTGCGTAATCCTGGGAACCTTGGCAGAATGGATATTATTTTATGCGACGAATCGCATTTGATAAGCCGGAAAAATAATGGAACTTATAGGAAATTAATAGCTGATTGCCAGCGTTATAACCCAATCCTTCGCACTATAGGATTTACAGCAAGCCCCTTCAGGGGTGATGGAATATGGCTAACGGAAGGAGAAGACCGCCTATTCACAGACATTGCCACCCGCATAACCATGCGCGAGCTGCTGGACAAAGGTTATCTATCTCCGCTTGTTACCGTCAGCACCGGCATACAAATCGATGCCAGTGACGTGAAAATGAAGCAGGGCGACTTTGTTATATATGATTTAGTTAAACGGATTGACAAGCAAGAGTTGACAGACCAGATAGCCAGTCAGATTGTAGAACTTGGTAAAAATAGAAAAAAATGGCTAGTGTACTGCGTAACCATTGAGCATGCGCAGCACATGCGTGACGCTATCTGCAAGCACGGCATTAAGGCGGAAGTCGTCAGCTCAAAAACACCGGCAGTAGAACGGCAAAAACACCTTGATTACCTGAAGGCAGGACGAATAAGGTGCTTGTGTAACGTGGCTTGTTTGACAACTGGCATAGATATTCCTGATCTGGATTTGATAGCTTTAGTTCGTAACACTCGAAGCCCTGTTTTGCTTCTTCAAATTGCTGGAAGAGGAGTAAGAACTGCGCCAGAAAAAACCAACTGCGCATGGTTAGATTTTACCGACACCACTGAGGTGATGGGGCCAGTAGATAGAATAACAGGGCGTCTGGAACCAAAACCAAGAGATGTAGAAATAGACGCACCATTCAAGATATGCCCTGAATGTGGATCATCATTAGCGACGGCAACTAGGGTGTGCAAATGTGGCTATGAATTCCCTGAGCCATCACTGAATTTAAACGCTATAGCAAGCAGCGCAAATATTATAACCAGGGTAACCGTTAATACCTATCCTGTCACAAGGGTCGAGTATAGCCAGCACATAAATAGAAAGAATCCTGAAGCAAAGCCAACGCTTAAGGTGTCCTATTTTTCAAGTTATCGCCTTATTTGCTCAGAGTGGGTATGTCTTGAACATGAAGGTTTTGCGGGCATTAAAGCAAAACTATGGTGGCGTGAACGCTTCAGTAGTCCGATGGATATTGCTCCGCCAAAAACCGTAAAAGAAGCACTGGCAAAAACAGAGTGGCTAAGAACACCCGACAGTATTGTTGTGAGAGAGGGGGGTAATTGGCCAGAATTGATTAAATGTTTATTTGAAAGAGAGGCAGCATGAACAAAAAAACTGTAGCTATTAGAGAAACCATAAACCGGAAAGAAATAGCAGACATATTACAAATAAGTCTGCAAAGATTAAGCCAACTGGTTTACAAGGACAATAGAATGCCAAAGCCCATTGATATTGAACACAATACTTTTATATACGACAAGGTTTCGATAATGGATTGGATAGCATCTATACATATTAAAAAGTCGGGTCCATTATATGATTTACAAGGTGGTATAGATATGAAACAAGCAAAATTGTTTTTAAAAGGAAATTATGACCGGAGTGAACTAAGAACAAAGTATGAATTTAAAAAATTTGCGTCTAGGCACACCATGCCGATAACAACAACCGTTAGAATTGAAGGTGATTTTTGATGAACAAATTGAATGTTAATAATGGCTGGATAGATTCGTCAGTAGATCCTCCTCCCTTAATAAAATTAAAAAGTTGCTCAGCTAATGTATGGGGGTGGGATGGTCATTCAATCCTTATCGTATCGCTTTTCCATGAGTATGATGGCTTTTATTGGGCGAATTGTTACGGCGATGTTTTTGGTGAAGGTATTATCGATGATCACTATGACATTAAATACTGGAAAAATATTGAAATCCCTAATCCACCAGAGACAAGAAAGTGAAAGAATCAAAATACCCATACCCACCAGGACACATTAAATCCGTCATAGAAGTGTTATAATTAAGAAAATGATGCCAAGACGTGAATATGTAAGAAATCCAATAAGAAGCTTTTATTTAAACCGCAAAAAATAAGGAATGCATAAAATGGATAAAATTATCGCGTGTTTATCACTTGACCAGCAAATACAAGCCGGAATACAAAAACGGTTGCTTAAAAAAGCAAATAAAATTCTATCTGGTACGGGGTTTAACGTAGAAACACACAGAGATAGAATTATTAAGCTGATGCTCTCAGAAAATTACCGGAGCGAGACACTTACTATGGTTAGAACGCTGGAATATGCCATAAACTCACTGGTATATATGCAAAAGCGCTATAACGAAATAGCAGAAGATAGTTGTAGCGAGGATCGCTTTTCATGCTCATTGAAAGCGCTAGCGATAGCGGAATGTGTGGATTTTTTAAATAGATTGAAATCAGTTAAAGAGGATCAGTTATGAATTTTATTAAAAATCACATCACCACGGCTTATTTCGCCGTTTCATTTATTTTTATGATTGCGGCTTTTATTTATTCAACTACGACAGATGATACATTATTGTCAATAGCTGGATAGTACAAGGCGATAGCCTAGAAGGGGTGATTAACAAGATGAAACAGGAGATTGAACTATATAATGCGGACCAGGATAGTTAATGAGTCATGATATGAAATTAATATTTAAAGTACTAGATAATATAAAAACCGGAAGAAGGGAGTTTTATGATAAAGAAGGCCATATTATAACTTCTTATGCTCGAGAAGTTCTTCACGACAAAGATTTTAAAGAAATGTATGGCAACCAATTGCCA